CTGCTGTTCCATCAACATTTCCTGCAGAAAATCCAATATGTGTACCAGTAAATGTAGGTGTTCCAGAATAAATGGTTGTACCACCAATCTTGAATACTAATGTTGATGTTCCTGCTGTCCAATCAAGCATCACTTGACCCAGTGCTGCATTTGGGCCGGGAAACATTGGGATTACTGCCTTTGTGTCTGCACCGGGACTGGTTGCAAAGTTGAACTGAACTTCAGTCCCCAAACGAGACAGATCAAGGAAATCACCTGTGTTGGTGTCTTTCAATGTCAGCAGAAACTGTGGGCCAGTGTCGTTCTGTACAAGTTCAGTGACTGGAAGACGCGAAGTCTTTACAGACTCTTGCTGCGTTGCACAGCCTAGAGTTACTGTAGTGATTCCAGAGTCAGGGAAGAATGGTTGAAATGCCATGATTATTTCCATCCACCAAGATTGAAGCGTGTATTGACACCGCTGATGCTCAAGTTTAACGCATCTGCCTCAGTAGTGTCAGCACAAATGCTGTTGAACATAGTCAAGTGTCCTTGGGAAACAGTCTGTGACTCTGGTGTGTTCATGTTGAAATACACCTTGTACGCAATGAAAGCAGTCAATGCACCGTGTAATGAAGTAGGCAGTTCAATCTCCTGATCCACATTTTCTACTGGAACAGTGAGCACTACATGCTTTGCTTGATAAGTTACTGCCAACACTTCATTGGCACGGATCAAGTTTACTTGCAGTGTCTTGAAGGTGGGTGTATTGACTGACCAACAGTTGTTTGAATCGTTCAACGGACGTTGGCCACCATAGTTGGTGTGCACAGCCAGAACTTTAAGCACATCATCCAAGAAGGGATCATCAACGGTATCCCGTATATACGGAGCATCTACCAGTAAATTGTCAAAGCCAGTAGTTGAATACTCAGGCGACAACCTGTACAGAGTGTTACCCTCCTGTAGTTCAACGATGCAGCTTTTTTCTTTGAGCACGAACTTTGTGTAAAGCCGTGTCAGAGCCTCGTTAGCAAAGTGCACAATCTGTGGTCGCTTTGCTTCAAGCAGAGTACCATCACCAGCACTAGCCATGTGATGATTGGATAGCTCACCATAGGCGAGCATGTTGTAGAGTTCATTGAGTAGCATTTGTCTGAACCTTAAACAATATAAGAGGCAAGTCCACTAAGAGCTTCCGCTTCCTGTTGTTCTTCCCAAAGACTGTTCTCATCAGGAGTAACAGGGGCAGATTCAGAAGGTTTCCACGGCGTGAGGTAGGAAAGTTGGGAGATTGTATCAATACAATCGTCCTTTCCCTTAATACCTGACTTGGTGACAAGTCTGAGTTGTCCCATGAATACCCCCATGATAACGCTTCGCTTCATCTCTTCGGGGAAATATATTTTCCCAAGCTTGAACCAAGGAAGCACCATATTGAACCGGGTAAGCTTATCTCCTTGTGATCGAATACCTGCAGCACCGCTCTTCTCTGATGAAGCAAAGTTGAAGTAAGTGTTCCGAGTCATCATCTCTGCCTGTATCCACTTGATGAATCCACCTTGTTGGCCAGAGACTTCAATACCAACGGACTGAGGTTTATACATCTGAACCAAACGAAACAAATCCACCAAGGTCTTGTCCATCGTCTGACGTTCACACACACCATCAACCCAGAACCAATCCCCATTGGAATTGTACGCCCACACGCTGATAACTGAAAAGTCTGCAGTCTGTTTGGCTGATGTGGCGAAGTCTGTCGTGATGTAGAAGTTGAACGTACTCTTCTTGGCCAACAACTTGGCTCGTTCGTACCAACGAATCTCCTCTTCCTGCACCAGTCGTTCTTCCTCTGAGGTAATCCGAAGCATCAACTCTTGGAAGAAGCTGGCCTCTTTCCCTGTCTTGACTGCCATATCATATTGGTTGGACACGTACTTGAAGCTGAACCGATCCTCCCAAGCACCCACGAACTCTTCTTCTGTACACGGGAACCTCTCACAGACTGGCCACACGTTCACATCCCAAGCACCCGATTCCACAGCCTCAATCAGAATGTCATCCTTGTTGAAAGGGGTGCCATTGAAGATCACCTTTCTTCTAGTTGGGTCAAGAGCATGGTTCACCCCTTTATATACAGTGTCCTTGATTGACTCCATAGCAACCTTGGATTTGGAGTCATCATCACTCACCAAGTCATCCAGAACACACAACACGGGTCGTTTACCGAAAATCTTGGTTCCACGGAGTCCAGTCTTGGCTCCAAACATCTTTACCCCCAACTGCATGTTGTCTCTATTGGTGAATTCCAGATAATTGTCTGTGAACTTGGCTGATGGAATCCAGTACTGTAGGAACTCACTGTTGTTATACCTAAACTCAATGTTCTTTCGTGCAGACTTCACACCGTTGTCCATTGAGTCTGACACATAGATCATTCCCTCAACTCTTCCGAAGTTGGGCAAATAACCGAACTGTGCTACAAACAACGTCAGATACTCCATAAACAATGTAGTCTTGGCTGCACCACGAAAACAAAGGTTGGCAATGTAATCACTCACCCCTTGTGCAACTTTGTCCAACATAGCTAGATGTACTGGTGGGGTCTTGTGGGACTCTCCTATTCCACCATTGACCAGCTTAATCCAGTTCATGAAGATGAGTGCAAACTCACTGGGCATGTAGTCAGGACTGTTCAAGATGGTGTAATCCACCTGATCAAGCCACTGATCTATCTCTTGTTTAATCAATGCCATCGGTTGCCTCCACATCTATGATCACTGCACCAGCAATATCTTTGGCTGTAACCCCATCTTTGATCAATCCTTGCTGCTGTTGAGCCATTCTGACCAGCAATTCCTTCATCTCTTTCATGCCTGACGTGTCTCGCATGTCCAGATTGATCAGTGGCCCTGCCTCTTTTGGCTTGGCCAGATGAGTCAACAGACTGTTTGCTGCATCGCTTCTAACCTTGGGACTCACATCAGGATCACGCATCAAACTGGCCTGTGTGTTGATAGCCTCTTGGAAAATGTCTTGGTTCAGCACCCAACTTGGAACCATCGTCTGTTCCATGATTCGGTTGACCAGCTTGTTTTTACTGTACGCATATACATACGCCCCTATGTCTTTGGGCTTTACCCCATCCTTCACCATACGCTGATAGCGTTGTGGGAAGGTCTTTACATAGGCTTCCTCATTGCTGCACTTCATCAATTTGAAGCTCACGTACTTCACAGCATTCAAATAATCCTCTGTCTTGTACTTCCCTTCTGACAACACAGCCGTGTAGCCAAGGAAGTTTTCCCGTATGAGTTCAGCCTCTTGCTGGTTGTTGCTCACATTGTTGAGCATATCGACCATGCCCTGTGTGGCTGAAGTTCGCAGATTGGACGGTAGAGTCTTCTGCAGAAGTTCAACGGTGAATGTAGTCATGACTTGTTCCTTAGATATTAGTTTGTACTTGCACCACGGATTCTACGTTGGAGCACACTCAAGTAGCTTTCCATGTGATAGAGTTGCTCCCTTAGATTAGCCTCTGCTATTGAACTTAGCTTTTCGGCTGCGCCGGAACCAAGGAACAAACGGAGGGCATTTACTTTTTTCTCAAGCTCAACCCTTTCATCAAGCACCCGGTGCAACCATGATTCGTTGTTTTGGTTTGGGGAAGTCATAAAATTTTCCTAGTCTTGGGTGAAAGAAGCTTATACTTTAACCTATCTTTCAGTGCCATGCTAAAAATCTCCCTTAAATTTTAAGAGATAGAGATGGGGACTTCTATTGTTCAACGGTTACTGACGTAACCCTTGGAACCAACAACACAGGGGACTTCCCCCATACAATGAATCATGAAAATCAAAAGCTGGATTGAACCAAGTAAACAGATGTGCTTTCTAGGCAGACACAGTTGGAGTGTGGCCAGACTCTTTGAACTTGTTCGTGAACTCCCTGTAATGGATGTTCCTCTAGAACATCTAAACATGTACAACACCTATGAGAAGCTGACCCTTCGTGAGATGGTAATGCACATGAAAGCAGTACTTGATGCTGACCTAGACAAGCCCATCATTCTCGATGAAGATGGTGAAATAATGGATGGCAGACACCGCTTAATGAAAGCAATGCTGCATAATGCCGAAACAATAAAGGTAGTGCGATTTGAAGAAAATCCACCACCCTGTCAAGTTAAAGATTGAATCAAAAGCCGTTAGCAGTGAGTGGGCAGGCCATGTAAACCGCTGCAGTCAGAGTTCGCTTCCTCCGGTGCAATGATCTGACCTAAATAGGGAGAGCATTAGTCGTGCTCTCCCTATTTTCTTTTCTATTGCCATAATCTTAGTTAGATATATCTTAAGTATAAGATAGGCAACATGAAACTTTTCAATTTCATGTTATGTATGTCCAATAGCAGTAGGTTGAAGATTAAGTTACATCTAATAAAAGTTTTGAACTTTTTCATTTGTATGTCCCATTACAGTATATAGGTACACCTACCCCCCGTACACAGTAACTACCCCCCCAGTACACTGTGTACACATAATACCTACACCGCTCCTGCGTCGCTTAAGGCAATCATGCCTCAACTAACTGGAGCTAATCATGGCTACATCTAAGCTAACCTTTGGTAGTATTCTCACTACCGTATCCACCACTGCTAACACATTAACTGCCACCATTGGTGCAGTTGGTGTTGGCGCTGATATGCTTACTGCATTTGTTAACAAACAATCGCAAGAACAAGCATATCAATATAAACTTGAAGCAAAAGCATTCAAACAGAATTGCAGGGCTGAAATAGCTCTGCAATTAGCTAACTC